ATGAATAATTATATCCATGTACTTGATGCGGAAGGAAAACGCATTACATCAATTGTAGATAATATGTTAGAACCAATAGGAGAAGAAACATTGCTGAAACAAGCAAAGGAACAGTATCCTACTGCTAATAGTTATATATATGGTGATGATGCTATGCTTGATGAATTTTTAAATGGAAAAGCATATGTAAATGGTATATTCACTGATATTCCTGTAACACAATACGAGCCAACAAAAGCAGAGAAGATTGCAGATATTAAGAAGTATTATGATTCACGATTTGAAACATTGGAGCAAATGGTGCTACGTAGACGATTGATAAATAGTGATATTTCTGATTTGCAAGAACAGTACAAGAAATTGAACATGGAAATGTTAGCTAAAATTAAGGCGGTGAAATAATCATGGAAGAAATCAAAAGTAATGTACCTGTCATGAAATTTTGTGAATGGTGTTATGCAACATTAAATGAAGATGGAACTTGCCCTACAGAGGGGTGTATCCATAATGAATTAATGGATTTAGAAGATGATAATGGGAGCAATTAATGTGGACATGGCAAATCGAACTGAATGATATTCTAACTACATTATCAATCGTAGCAATTATAGGCGGTGCAAGTTACCGCATTTTAATTGTGCCTATACTAACAAGGATAAGCGATGAACGTATGCAAGATAATTTGATATTCACTGAACGCATGGGTGCATTGAATCAAACATTGCTTGAATTAAAAGATGAAATTAAGTTATCTCGCGTGCAACGTACAAAGGCTTATACGGAACACGTGAAATTAACAGCACGTGTTGATGGAATAGAAAATAGAGTTGATGAGTTAAGAGGTGATTTCCATGAATTTACCAATAAAACTCATTAACACAATCAAAAAATCATATCAATCTGTAAGGGTGGCCAACATCCACCCTACAGGGGTTCTTGCTACAAGGGTACTAGTACTAACAATGCTAGTACCTATTTTGTTAGTAGTGGTTGAGTACATTATGGTATTTATTCAAGGGTATGTTTCTGATGATATGAACAAACTGATTAATGTAGGAATTAATATTATAGATCATATCTTTATTCCGTCAGTATTAACCGCATTAGTTGGGTTTCTCGCATTGTGGATTGATAAAGACGGAAATGGTATTCCAGATAAATTAGAAGAACAGCCTAAATTACCGCCATTACCAAACATGACAGAAAGGATTGATAAGAATGAAAAAAGGGTTTGATATTTCAGCATGGCAAGAGGATGAAAACGGAACACCTTATTATGATGAGTTGCACATGCAGCAAGCCAAAGAAGAAGGCAATGAATTTGTAATTATAAAATTAGGTGAAAACTATAATGTTGATGATTTCTTTGAGCAACATATCACAGCAGCATTAAATGCAGGCCTTGAAGTTGGTGTATATTATTTTAGCCATGCTTACGATGAGGCAACCGCAGTACAAGAGGCGGAATGGGTCATTAATACGCTAAATAGTTATGGATATACTGATTACCATTTGCAAGCTGGTATTTGGTATGACTACGAGGAGCATCGCCAATTACGTAATATGATTAATACAGGAGCATTAACAAGCCAAGGAATGACGAATTGTATTAGTCGGTTTGTAAATACATTATGGAGTGCAGGATTTCAAAATGTAGGTGTGTATAGCGGATATTCTCTATTGTGGGATGAAACATATGCATACAGTCAAATGCCTAGCGTTCCTGTATGGTGTGCACAATATGATTCACAATGTGATTATCCAAATATCAGAATATGGCAATATAGCGATTGCGGAATGGTAGCTGGCAAAGAAGTTGATGTCAACTATATGTATGACTAGGGGGAAGTATGAATGACAAAATCAAAAACTTTATTCACGCTCATTACATCTCTGTTCCTATTTGTATTGTCCTTTGTATCATTGCCTGTATATGGCTCTACGCCGACAGATCAAGTAATATTGACACGACAGGAATACAACGAGCTACTGATGAAGTTCGAAACGCTCAACAATACAATCAACGAGCAATTGAAGATAATAGACGAGTTAGAACAGCAATTGAACGTAGCACAGATGTCAACGAGCGAATCGAAACAAGAATTAATAGAATCGATGAACTTAATCAAAGAACAGAGGGAGCAATTACTAATAGCCAAGAACACATTAGAGCAGCAAGAGAAAACGCTATCAATGCAAAACGAATCGTTGGCGAAGGTGAACGCATACTTAGAAATGCAGATGAGAGAACTCAAAAGAATCAAGATGCAACAAAGGAACAGTAAAATACTAAACATATTATTAGGTGGAACAGTTGTTTATTTAGTTGCAAAAAATTGAGGTGATCCATAGTCTCCATAGCGTGTAATGGTGGATACACGCAACTATCAACTATTAGTTGTCAGTTGAGTAGTAAAGCAATTGTTTATAACTGGATATCATAAATAAAAGCCTACTAGCTTAGATAAAAATCTTTGTTAGTAGGCTTTATTTTTTTAGAACGGTATAATTAAACGTAGCGGATAATATGAATTTGCAATATAAAAGTGGTTCGTACAGCGTGTCATATGCACCACCAAAATAAACCCGCACTACGGTGCGGGTTTTTCTTATTGTCTGTCCAAGAAAATGGGTGCAGATCAATGTGTATTATTTTGAAAGCTTCTTTTGCTTTTCTTTTTTTATTTGTTGGATACTTTTAGTCGGTGTAGCTAAATCTTCTGGCATAGTACCGCCTAATTCTTTAATGGTTTGCCGCACTTTTGCCCCAACGTCATGGTGAACCTTATTAGCTTGTGGTTTTCCTTTTATTCCTGCTTGGTTAGCGGCTTCAGCTAAAGAAATATTATGCTCTTTAATATCTTGTCGGATTTGTAGACGTAAGCTATCTTCTTTTTGTAATTCTAATTGCTCTTGTTCGTGAGTTTTTACCGCAAAATAAGTTTGAGCTAATGCGATTACTTCTTTGCGAGGATCGCCATTCATAGCAATTAAGTAACAAGCGTATCTAGAGAGTACTATATCTTGTATACTACGTTGCAAGTTAGCCCCAACATCTACTAATTTGTTGGTGTCAACAAATTCGGACTGAACCCTATGGCCACTGGTTTCACAGGCATTTTTAGCTTTTTCGATGATTTTACTAAAATTTCTCCATTCTGAGTATTCGAGTACTTCTTGCAAGTCTCGTGCAAACCAATATTCATTACCATCATTGTCTATTTGTTTTATAGATTCAAAAGGGGAATGGTAATTATTATTTGAGTTGCTAGGAATTCCATCAGGAAAAAAGAAAAACATATAAGTTTCACCTCCGATTATGATACACATCCATTTCTCTGGATATATACTATTTACCTAAGTCGATAGTTTTTTCTATCAAAAAAATCTTCCTGTTATACATGTTAGAACGGGTGACAGTATTGTAAAGTAGTGTAAGTATGGAGATAATAAAAAAGTGGCTACCGATAATAACCGCGTTTATCCAACTTGCAATCGCGATAATACAGTTATTAAATCAGTAACCACAGGGGCTCGTAAGAGCCTCAATCTTCCTAACTATTATAACAATGGCGAGCATATGATTTCAAGATTAACTTTAATAATTAGTATTATTGCCTTTGTGTTATCCGTTTATAATCTATTAGTAATATTAGGAGTTCTATAA